CATTTCTTTTTTTGGTTTTGGCATAATATTAGTTTTGTTGATTGTTATCCTGCGGTTGATGGTTTGGGTGGTGCTGCAATGCTTGCAACAGATCCGAGTTGAGAAGGAGCGACATTTTCAACGGCTTCTCCTACTGCTTTTGCTTGTGCTGTCGATGGGCGTCTTCCTCCTCCACCTCCACCACTTGCTGCTGCTGGGAACAAATCTTGGTTGGAAACTTGTGCTTGTCCAGCAGTCAAATGTTTAATAGCTTCAGCAACCGCTTGCTTATACATGGCAATTTGCTTTTTGTCTGCGCCCTTTGCCTCTGCGTTCTGGACGTGTCCTACAAAGTGCTGCACTGCCATCTGGAGTGGTTGTACCATTTCTGGCGGCAACGAACCAGCAGGGGCATTTGCAATCAGCGGGAATAGTTTCTGCATTAGCGTATCCAAATGCACCAAGTCATTGTCCCTTGGAGATACTGGAATATCGTTTCCAGCAATGATTGACTGAAGTTCGATAACCTGTTGACGAGTTGCCTCAATTGCAACCGCTTCGACTTGATCTTTGGGTAGAATTACAGAGTTTGCAATGGATTCACCAACTTTTCGACTCCAATCCAGCTTCATGAGTTCGTCTTGGTTGATTTGTGGGTTGCCTTGATAACGCTGAATGAGTAGATCAAGAATTGCAGCATCTTGCGCTTGCGTATTTGGCAACAACTCTTCAGCAGGGCCAAATGCCATTAGCAAAATGTCCGAAGGTGGAAGATTGCGCTCCAACATGTTTAATACGCATGCAATTGCCTCTTCATCCAAATGATTTGGAACTTCAAACGGAATCAGGAACGATGGTAATTCGGATTGAGCTTCTTGGAATGCTTCTACAACCTCTTTCTTTGCCCAAATTGCTTGTGGATTTTGCAAACGAGCAAAATCAATTTGAGTCTTCAAATCTGCCGCTGCCTTTATGTGTTCTGGATGGCAAATACCACGTTGCATGCGCTCGACTGCTTTGGAATATTGTTTAACCCAACGCATCAAAATGCCTTCACGAATTTGGTTTTCAACAGCAGCAACACGATTAACTTCACTGGCAGTCTTGTCACCACCAGTGATGTTCATCACGCTGGATGGTAAAAATGTACCCATCTGAATTTCAGCCAATCCCGACATAAATGTATCGAGTTTAATGAAATCTTCAACGTCAGCAGGAATTGCGGACTGAACCACATCGTAACCTTCAGATACATAAGCAACAGGATGCATAACCTGTAGCGGAGGAATCCCAGTTTTTGCAGTTGGCCCCTTCTTGAGCAACAGCATTCCACGCAGGTATGAATTGTCTACAATAAGATTTCGTGCCTTGTCAATTGCAATGTGGGTATTATACAAATCACGTCCAGCCCCACGGGAACTCATTAGCGCACCACTGCCAATCTCAATTGAGAAAAGTGCAATCGTATCACTCATTCGATTATATCGATCAAGTTGGGTGCAAATCTCGTCACCACTCTTATCGTCAAAAACGTAACGAGAAATTTTGCCAGTTGGTTCTTTAATCAAAAGTTCACCAAGCTCAACATACTTTGCGTCATTTTCGTAGCTTGCACCATACGATCCTTCACGCATCCAGTCCTCATAACGACGAGCATCATCATCCGAATCCAAAGTGCGTCCAGCAGGCGTTGCGTTGTTTATTGCTTTTATAAGGTTCTTAATGTTCCAACCTGCAAGCACTGACATGTTTGGATCTTCCAAGATTGGCAACAACTCTGCAATTTGGTATCGACGTTTTCTGCCCCATATCGGAGTTGCATCTGCTTCTTGTGGGGTTTCAATACTAAAGAACGTATAGTCTTGACGAAGGAATTCTGGTTTCCAGTCACGGATGTCATCCCAACAAACGCCACAAAATCCAAACGTAGTATTCTCATGCACTACTTGTGCTACAAGATCGTCATGACCTTTCCAACCACGAATGCACTTTGTGACTTCTTCACGGAAAATTTTTGTCTTGTTCTCTTCACTAACCCCCTCCATTGGATACTTGGAATACGTCAGCGTAGGGGATTGCTCAATTACTTGTTTAAACGGTGGCTGAAGTCTACTAACCATCGTGGAAAGAAAACCAGTTGGACGATTGCTCCTCCAATTTTGACCCATGCTTTCCAATTTTTTGGCACTATACGGAGGCTCATTATTTAACTTTTTCTGAATCAACTGATTTTTACGATTGCGTTCTACGTTTTGTTGCTTCAACCGACGATAGGCAGAATGCGCTTGCTGGCAGTCTTTGAACGTACGTTTTACCTGCATTGTATCTGGATTGACTGTGTCTCCAGTGTTATTGCTTTCGACAATCTCAAGCCGATTGACTCGGTGTTTGTCTGAAGATTTCATTATCCGCGCAGATTTAGATGCGTATGTATTTGTAATTTCGGCAGGGATTGGTTTAGTGTAGTCTGACATATTATTAAGAATTTAACCAGCAATTATCTGGAAGATTTCCTGATGGTGATATCGTATCCTTTGACATGAAAACAGCAGTTTTATTGTCATGTCGAAGCAATATGCAACCACCAAGTCCCTTTGATGTTGGCGTTTCCTTTGCCTGACGAATCGATGTTGAAAGTCGTTCAGTCGCCTTTACACAGGCACTACATCCGCTTTTCCATTGCACATTTTGTTTGCAAGCAGCACAAATTTTTGCTCGTTGCTCTGCTAAATCATGTGAAACCAACGCAACTTCATCGCTGGAATTGATTACATTCTTTGCCCAAATTGTAATGTCATTAAGCAATTCCGTCTTTTGAGAAGGCGCATTGACAGATGTAACGACAACCATGTCAACTCCGTGGCAGAAATTAGGATTTTTAGAACAGATATACGAATTTACGTCACCTTCCACGTCACCTACAGGCAAATGATTTTCTGCACGATAATTCGTAACAACTTCGATTAGGTTGTTATAGCTATGTCCAGTTAGTTTAGCATCACTGTCAAAGTAATGCCAACCTCCGGGCGGTATCATTCCAATAATTGGTTTTGCCATGAATTTTTGAGTTTTACGTTATTTATTTAATAAATGCAAGCAAAAGTTTGTTTTATTTATCATTTTTGATAATTTTAGCAAATTTAACTGCTAAAATCGACAAATTCATAACTTTCAATTCCATTATATTTCTTTTCAAAAACAAACTTCTCTGGTTTGGGTTCTGTCATTGTTGCAACCGCACCTCCACGTTGACGCATGAGATAAACCAGCAACGACAACGAATCCAATGCGTCAGGTGAATGTTGCCTTGTGCGCTTGACATAATCACCTTTACTTTCAACACGAACCAATCCTTGGCCTTGTTGCTTATAGCGTCTCGATGTAGCCTGCCTAATCAATTCTTCAGTTTTGAAACTTGGAGAAATTTTTAAATATTCAAATTCAAGATATTTAGCCAATCCAAATATCAATTCGGTAACGACGCCACTATAAAGTTCGTTTGCTCGTTGCGTATCATCACCAAGAACATGTGTTTCACTTGCTGCCCACGAATAATTCACACCCATGACTTCACTTCCATACAATGACTTGAGTGAATCGTGAATTCCTGCACCATTTCCTGTTCGATCAACACACAACCAGTTTGCTCCGATTCTCATTTCCTTTGCAAACCGAATAATTTCAGCAGTCTGTTCCAAAGTTGCTAATTTCGGGAATTGCATTTGAGAATCCAATTGCAAGCACACTTTTGGCTTTTTGAATTCGATGAAATTGCCATCCCGTGGAGTCCAGCCATCACAAAGTCCAAATCGTCCAAAAGAACAGATGACCTGATCTCGTCCTTCAAGTGCCAAGTCAAATGCTGCCAATGGAACTACGGGGCCAATAAACCTCAATACGCCTAAAGAATTGTCCATCATTGCAGGCGTAATGATTGCCATCGAAATACCCTCTTGTGGGAAAAACCCACGGGCCATCGTGTAATATTCTGCGGTCTTTCCACGGGATTCGTATGCCATGTAGCCTTCGTATGACTGGAATCCGGGGAAAATAATGCGTTTTTCTGTGACATTTTCACACCTAGCGGCATCCAACCTCAAAACATGCCACCCTTCTCTGGATTCCCACTCAAAATC